ACAGCTCACAATTATGGAGGCGTTACAATTAATATCAACGTCCCAAGCGGAAATGCAGAAGATATTGCAGCAGCAGTAAAGCGTATCCTTCAAGATACAAATATGATAGAAATGGCGGCTAGTAAATAATGACTTTTGCAACTTTATCTGACGGAGGCAGTGGTTTTGCTACCGCTGTATCTGCTAGTTCTACGCCTACTGACGAAGAAGCAATTGCTCGTCAACAAAAACAATTAGCTCTTACTACTGCTCAATTAGAAAACGAAACAGTAAGTAAAGAGGAAGCGCAGCGACGTGCTCTTCAAAATAACAAGGTAGAAACCGACAAAACGGCACAAGCAGCTTCTAAAACTAGTGCTGGAGGAAGTTCTGGGGACGACATTGAAGTTGGTGTGCCAGATCCAATTGGTTATAAGTTTAATCTGCCTCCTCATAATTGGAGCTTGCCGGTACGACCTGTTGAGCAAGAGCCGCAGGATGTTGGAGTTTTAAATAATAAAACCGGTTATTTTGCTGCTGATGTATTTAATGCCACAAGTACCCCTGAGTCTTTTCACGGCACCCGTCGTGGACGTATTTGGTACTGGCACTCGGCTTCAGCTCTTCAAAAGTTTAATACAGACTCTGGAAAAGTAGAAAGCCTGGCTGAAGCTACAGCGCAGTTAGCTAAAACTACAGAAGGCGTAGAGCTTAAAAACGATGACCGCAAATGGGGATTTCAATTCCTTTGGAACCCGTCAGAAATCTCTACTAACGTAGCTAGAAACATGGATATTACCCCATCTGCTGCTGACACTTTACGTGTTGTGTCTGGTGTTTTTCCAGGTCAGGAAACAGTTAACTTTAATATTTTGTTAGACCGAGTTAATGATTTTGCGTGTATTCGATCATCAAAAGTTAAAGATTTTAATGATTATTCAAAATTTTACACAGCCTACTACCCAGGTCAAGAAAAACAACCTTTTGGCGAGCAGCTAGAGGCGTTAATGCGCCAAGGCACTATGGCTGATCTTGAGTACCTATTTAAAGCAATTAACGGGTCTGGTATGGGTGTTGAAAAGTGGGGAACTTTAATGGGTAAGCGCACAGCTAACCTTGGTTACCTACAACCTACCCTTCTTGGCATATCTCTTGGCCCAGATCGACTTAACAACTTATCCTATGTTGGATGGCTTTCAAACATTGCAATTAATCACAATATGTTTACTCAAGATATGATACCGATGAGAACTACAGTTACCCTTTCAATTGAATGCTTCGCTGGTACAGGAATTGGAGCTGGATAATGATATTTAAAGGATCTCGTTACGAGTACTCAACTGTTGACTTTTTTAGCCCAAACACAACTAAATCAGAACAACCTGTTATTTTTTATACTTTCTCAACATTAGGTCGCCTAAGCTATTGGGAGCACCAATACACACAAGGCGAGCGTTTAGACCAGATTGCAGCTAAGTATTACCAAAATCCAAGGTCTTGGTGGCTCATCCCTGAGTACAACCCTGAGATTACAGACTTTACCTCTATTGCTCCTGGAACAATTTTGAGGATTCCAAATGTTTAATTTTATACGTGTTATTTTTCCTGAAACCGATTTTGGCCCTACCTCTGTGTACTCTGCTGAAATCATTCAAGAAAAATATAAACACGATATTATTAAAATTAAGTTTAGAGATTGGGATGTATCGTATGACATCCTTAATCCTGGATCTCCCGTGCAGGTAACAATAGCCGCGGTTACCGAAAAAAGAGATATCTACGGGTATATCCACCATATTAAACCTGACCGCACACCAGGTAAAAACTTTACAGAAATGGTTGTTATTGGGGCTTCTTACCCATTCCGCCAACCTTCTCAAACAATATACAAAGACATTACGGCAGATCAGGTAGCACAACAAATAGCAGAAAAGCACAACTTTGTTTGCTACTCGGTGCCTCACCCACGTGTTTACCCACAAATTGCTCAATCCGGTCATACCGACTGGGAACTATTAGTAAAACTGGCTAAGCACTCTGGTTACACGCTTCGAGCTACAAATACAGAATTGTATTTTCAACCAATGCACGAAGATTTTCATCTTTATAAAGAAGAAGCTAAAACTTTTACAATGCGACAGGCAAACGACTCTGCTGGATCTACTTTGTACTCATTTAGACCAATTATTGGTGAAGATATGGATTATGACGGAAACGTTAAATCGGCCCCAGCAGCTACAGGCGTTGACACATTTACAAATACTCCTTTGTCATTTACTCAACAAAATAGAGAAGCGTCTACAAGAATAAAAGAACAGTCTGAATTCTTTGATTCTTTCTTAACAGACACTGTAGCTAACACCCCAGAAATAGCTAAGTATGAGTCAGAGGCCGCTGACCTTCGCGGATCATTCCCCTATAGAGCTGTTGCTGAAGTATTAGGGTCGGCATCTTTGCGACCAGATATGCCGGTTTACTTAAATGGTATTGGTTCAAACTATTCTGGCTTTTGGACTATTTTAAAAGTTGAGCACAAAATTATTGAAGAAGAACGCAACCGCCATCGCTATACAACTATTTTGCACGTAGGCTCTGACTCATTAGGAGAAGCTTCTATTGGGCCAGATAGTCGAGAAGTCACACGCCCCCCAGCTCGCCCAATAAGAAAAGTTCTTTACGGAGTTCGTCAAACAAAAATCCGCCCTGTAACCTATTTAAACCGGATTACAGTACCGGTAAATGCAACAGAGCGCGGAAGCTTTGGCACTATTGAAAACCGAGCTAAGTTAAATGTAAGCAATAGAGATACTTCTCCTGCCCGATGGGTAAGCGGCACTAGATCTTTAGACCCAATTGTGGAAGAGCCAGTAACAGAGCAATTTGTTACAGAGCGCCTAGAAAGATTGAGGGCGCGATGAACTTTGATCAAAGATTTTATGGAGTTTACGAAGGCATTGTGGTTAATAACAATGACCCAGAAAACCGCGGTCGTGTAACACTACAGGTACCTCAAGTAACCGGATCTGCTGAAACTAACTGGGCTGCTTCTATTACTGGGGGTCTTTCACAAAACCACTATCCATACATTACTGTTATAAGCACTGAAGATCAGACGGTTACTGGAGCAAATCAAGCAACAATTGCCAATTTTTCAACAGTAGCGGACAGCAACAACATGCTTTTAGTTGATAATACAAAAATAAAGGTTCAAGAATCTGGGGATTACCTATTAGCATTTTCAGCTCAATTTTCAAAACCCGGGTCTAACTCAGCTCAAGCAGATATTTGGGTGTTAAAAAATGGAACACCGATACCAGATACTAACAGTCGTGTGACGATGGCTGGAAACCCAAACGAGGTTTTAGCTGCCGTACCGTTTATCGTAGATCTTGAGGTTGGTGATTACATACAATTTGCATTTAGCTCTGCTGACAACAGTGTAGCTTTAACTTGCCATAATTCTTTAACTTCTCCAACACGCCCAAATATTCCAGGTATTATTGCTACTTTAAATTTAATTGGTAAATATAAACCGCATGCTGGAACAAAAGTTGGAGTTATGTATTTAGCCGGGGACCCTAACTTCCCACTATGGATAGGAGAAATAGCCTAATGGCATACCAGACAGCAATCACACTACCCTTTGCTTTTGATAGCTATGGGTCAGTGACTTTCACATCTGATGAAAAGAAGATCTGGCAAGACCGGGTAGTCCTTGTTTGCATGACTAGCCTTAATGAGCGCATCATGCGCCCTACCTTTGGTACTAGCGTTGCCGCCACAGTGTTTGAAAACATCAATGATTCTGTAAGCCTTATTCAACAGACTATCGGTGGAGCTTTTTCAAAGTTTTTACCTGCCTTGTCCCTTCAAAACGTCAAAGGCTCAGTAGACCCGGCTGATGGAAACATAGTTATTGAGGTCTATTACCGTTATAATGATAAAGACACCCAACAAAGCGTAAAGATTAAGACCGGATTGTTCTCCAGAAGCGGGGAGCTATTAGTGGAAGGAAATGGACGAAGTGGCCGTTAAAAAGTATGTCCCGCAGATCGATTACACCTCAAGGGACTACAGTTCCATCCGGGAAGACTTAGTCTCTCTTATCCCTAATTTTGCCCCTAACTGGACAAACCGCGATCCAGCTGACTTTGGTATGACCATTCTTGAGGCGTTTGCTTACATGGGCGATCAGTTGCACTATTACATTGATCGCGCTGCTAATGAGTCGTTTATTACCACAGCTAGCCAACGCGACAGCGTACTTCAGCTTGCTCGCCTCCTTGGGTACCAAGCAACTAATAACACAGCTGCACGTGTAACAGTAACTTTTCAGAACTCAACTGCTAACCCAATTGTTGTACCAGCCCTAACTCAGGTAGCTACTACAAACGTTACTAGCAGCAGCTCACAACAGATTATCTTTGAGACCGCTACAGCGGTAACGGTGCCGGCTACGGGATCAATTACAGTAACTGCAAACCAAGGCGTAACCGTTGCAAATGAAGTTATTGGTACCTCTAATGGTGAGTCAAGCCAAGTATTTAAGCTTTCTAAAACCCCTGTAATTGAAAAGAGCGTTAGTTTAACCGTTAACGGTATCAGCTATACACAGGTGCCATATTTAATTGATTACCAAAACTATGACCCTGTCTTTAGCACCTATACAAATGCCCAAGGCGTTACCTATGTTGTCTTTGGTGACAACGTAAGCGGTCGTATCCCACCAGTAAATGCTCAGATCACAGCTACTTATCGTATTGGTGGCGGATCTTCTGGAAATGTTGGAGTTAACACAATTAAGTACATTCTTACTAATGGTGTATCAGGCCTTAGCGTATTAAACCAATACATTAGTGCTTCAGACTCTGGTGCTGCATCTGGTGGTGGAAACTTTGAATCAACCGACGCCATTCGTGTTAATGCTCCATTGAGTTTACGTACACTAGAAAGAGCTGTATCACTTTCTGATTACGCTAACCTTTGTATTAAAGGCGGAGCAGCTAAGGCTGTAGCAATTGCAGATGTTTATACAAGCGTTACTGTTTACTTTGCACCGTTTGGTGATAAAGGAGTTAACCTTGACGGAGTTACGCCTTCAAACGTGTTTAACAATACAGTAACTAGTTTAAAGGCGTATTTAAGCAACAAGATTCCAGCTAACACAACTATTACTTTCCAACCGCCATCATACGTTAACGCGTTTATCGATGCTGATATCACTGTCCTACCTCAGTATAAGCAAAGCCTTGTTCTCTCTGAGGTTACAGCTAAATTAGACACACTATTCCAATTTGATAACGTTATCTTTGCTGATCGTGTAACAGTTAACGATATTACATCTGCAATTAACTCAGTACCCGGAGTTGCTTTTGTCGAACCTACAAAAATTGTTCGTTCGGATGCAGATATTACCCGTGTAGTGGATCAAAAGACACTTGCTGGAGGAGTTGCTACATTACGTACAACTGCTGCTCATGGGCTTAAAATTGGAGACACTGTAAAAGTTACTGGAGTTGATAACGACTTTAACGGAGTCTTTGTTGTAACAACAATTCCAACTACAACTACATTTACCTATGCTTGCTCTGGAACAACAATTACAGCTACAGCTGTTATTGGCGGTGGAGTTACTAAACTTGTTGTTAATGACATAATTTGTGCCTTAAACGAGATCCCGCAGAAACCAACCTCTTACACATGGGGTCTTACTGTAACTGGAGGCATTACAGTCTAATGTCACGTTATGGTATTAATTATTATAATTTAGCTTATTACGGTCCAGATAACGCATCGCAGTATATTGCGACCTCGTTTACAGCTAAACCTCGTGGCTATGGCAATATACAAGTTAAGTGGAACAGCCCCGCCGGAACGTGGTCAAAGCTTAGACTTGTTCGTAACTCTTTTGGTTATCCGGTAAATCCATGGGATGGCGATTTACTTGTAGAAGCTGCTATTGAGACAGATCCAACTGTTTACGATGATACTAATAACTTGGTTAAAGGAGCCTATTACTATTACTCACTTTTTGTATTTGAAACAGTAACATACACATGGCTTCGAGTGGGAGACTCGACAGGTGTATCTGTTAAAGACTACGGATATATAAACGCTTTGTACGATGGGCTACCTACTATTACTAAAATACAAAATGCGTATGATGCCTCTGGCAAATACGATAACAAAGACTTGTTTAACTTTATGTCTCTTTTTGCTTTTGAATTAAACCACGCCCACACAGTAGTTGCACTTCTTAATAACAAATATGATATTCAAAAAGCTAACGGAGCTTTAGTTCCACTATTTTTAAAGCAACTTGGGTACGACTACGAAAAAGAAATTGGATACCAGCAATCTAGAATTTTGATCCGTGACGCAGTACAGATTAATAAAGAAAAAGGCAGCAGCCAAGGTTTAAGAGAATACATTAAAGCTTTTGGTGGATACGCTGTCACAAAACCACTAGGCACAGAACCAAACCCATCTGTTGATGGTTTAACAATGGGTCATAACTTAATGCTGGACTACAACGACTCATCATTTGAGGAGAGCATTGGGCACTGGGGCTCCTTAAACGGAACGGCTACATTGTCAGCAATTAAAGTTGAAACAGTTTTACAAGCATCTATTGCAACAAACGTAGCAACAATTACCCTAGAAAAAGCACATGGCTATCGGGTTGGCGACAAATTTACAACAAGCAACTTCCCACTAAACCTATTTAACACAACCAATAACCAATTTACTGTAACAGCTGTTGGCACTAAAACTATCTCCTTTGCTTTGACTGGAGCTGACGTACCAACCCAAGATGTTTACAATAAAGTGTTTAAAGCTTACCCAACAATTAAACCTTATCCAAAGCCATGGGAAGAGCCAACATCCTCTACCTTTACCCCTAACAAGAGAAAAGGTGTTCTCTCTGTTAAGAACGCATCAGGCAGCACAGCTACTTTAAAAATTGAATGCGGTTACACTAACGGAGATATTACAAAATTTAACCCACTAACAAAGGGTATTCCGGTAACAGCTGCGCTTTCTTACAGCTTCAGCGGCTACACAGTAACCGGCGGGTCAGCTAGATCTATAACCATGGGAATTCGTTGGTATGACCGTTTTGGTGTTTTTATCTCTGAATCTTCAGGAACAGCTAGCAACAACGCTACAGGAGAACTAGTTAGCGGTAGCCGTAAATCTGTTACCGATACAGCCCCTGCTGGGTCATACTATGCGGTACCTACTATTCAAATTGCTTCCGCTGCTGGAAGCGAATTTCATTACTTTGATGCCCTTCAGTTTGAACAAGATTCAAACCCAACTACTTTTGATGAAGCTCGACAAGTGCATTTAACAATTAAAGCTACACGTATTAATGAGCTAAAAAATCCAAACTTTGCATCCCCTATTGCACCATGGACAGCTACTAATTCTACAAACACAATTGACACCACCAGCCAAGAGCCTGGAGTTTCAGTATTTACTATCGGTAGAGCGGCAATTTTAGATAGCGTTGTTACTTTAACTTTAACGGTAAGCCATGATTTTAAAATTAACGATGTTATATCTATATCAGGATCTTCATGGGTAGGCGCAGACTTAAATGGAACCCACACAGTTATTACAGGTAGTGGTGGAAAGATTGTTAAGTTTGCAAAAACAGCGGCTAACCAAACTGAAGCAGATTGCAGTGGATCTATCTTTTTAGCCGGTAATGCCCTAAAACTAACAGCTACAGGATCTTCTGTTGTACTAAGATCTTGGGACAACTCTACAAACAATCAATTAATGCCAATTCATTATCCAAACACTCCGTACACGTTTAGCTTGTACGCACAGGGTATGAATACAGCAGATACCGTTACCACCTCAATCAAGTGGTATAACTCTTCTTATGCTTTGATTGGATCAGCGGTTAGCGGAAGAACTGCAAAGTTAATAGCTGATATCACTGACGTATCTGGAGACGGATCACTTGTCACATACAAGGCGCAAAATAACTTTACAGTCGGTCAGGTAGTAACTATTACCGGTATTACTATGATTCGTGGGGCGACCTATAACCTGGCTAATGTAACTATTGTTAGCTGTACTGAAGATCAATTTACTGTCAGATCTGGCGCTAACGGCTTGTACAACACCGGAGGTATTGCAACACCTACAGTTACAGCTAAAGACTGGATCCGCCCATACGTAACAGCAACAGCCCCAGCTACTGCGGCATACGCTGCTGTAGAGGTAGCATGGGCAACCGCTAACACACGAACAATCAAGTTTGATTCTGCGCTATTTGAAAACTCTGCTGGCTTGCTGCCGTACTTTGATGGAAGCAACGGCCCATGTTCACCTGCGGATTTGTACTGGGAAGGCAATAGCGCCAACTCAGCCAGAAGCCATTTGTACAAGAACCGGTTTGCTGTAATAAGTCGACTTATCGGCTCAAAGCTATCAGAAAACTTAATTCCAGGAACTCCAGTTTCAGTCTACTTGGCGCAACCTCAAACATAGGCTAGTCTGTGCCTCCCCTACCAAGGAGGTCCTATGGACAAATATTATGTGCTTGTCGCCGGCAACGGAGCAACCAGCCGAGCTAATCTAGAAGCTTTAATGGAAGATTACTATTACGCCCAAAGTTCAAACGGCGCTAATGGAA